GTAAGCCTGGATTTTGTCGCAATCGACCTACGAGCCGCCCTACACCATCTTGGCGAAATCACCGGCGCCATCACCACCCCCGACCTGCTCGCTACCATCTTCTCCCGCTTCTGCATCGGAAAGTAGTGCGTGAAATTCAATGCAAATAAGAATGACATGCCGACAACATACGCGCAACATATAGGCACCATAATATACAAGGTGTGGTGCGTTTTAAGAAAAATAAAAATATTGGCGTTGTTGTGGTGTACGTATGGTAGGAATATGTTACCTTTGTGTTGTTATTTTGTTACTCCAAGAATCGGAGTCACAAAAGTAACAAATAATGGCAACGCAAAATGACTGATACAAACAAATCTCCCATTAGGCTGCGGAAGCGCAAATTGCTCAACGGCAACATAAGCCTCTACCTCGACATTTACCATAAGGACGGTAAGCGTGACTATGAGTTTTTGAAACTCTATCTCATCCCGGAGAAGACACGCGCAGACAAAGAGAAGAACAAACAGACTATGCAGCTTGCACAGTCGATTCTCGGCAAACGGCTTGTCGAGATGCAGAACGGCGACTATGGATTCAAATCACAGTTTGCCGAAGATACTCTATTCTTCGACTACTACCGCGCAATAACAGAAAAACGGCTCGGAAAAGAGAGTCGTGGAAATTGGGGCAACTGGCTCTCGTGTCTGAAGCATCTCGAAAAGTACGAGCGTAACAAGCGCATCACATTTGCAGAGATTACGCCACGTTGGGTTGAGGGATTCAGAACATTCCTTGACAAGAAAGCTGAAGCGTTCGGAAATGACAAACGAGAGAGAGCGGAACGCCGTCCATTGTCGCAGAACTCGAAGCAGAGCTATTTCAACAAGCTCCGGGCGTGTCTTAACCAAGCCTACGAGGACAGAATAATACAACACAATCCAATGCGCGGCATTGACGGCTTCAGCGGCGAGGAAGGGACACGAATGTATCTGACGCTTGAAGAAATCCGAAAGCTCGTTGATACGCAATGCGACTACCCGGAAATCAAACGCGCCTTTCTCTTTTCATGTCTTACCGGTTTACGCCGTAGTGACATTGTAAAGCTCACATGGAGCGAAGTGCAGAAGCAAGGCGACTTTACACGCATCATTTTCCGGCAAAAGAAAACCGGCGGTCAAGAATATCTCGACATCACGCCTCAAGCTGCCGACCTACTCGGAGAGCATGGAAAACCGGGCGAATACGTCTTTGGCGACATTCATTCGCCGAGTTGCACCAACTACGCGATAAAGATGTGGGTACTACGAGCCGGCATCAACAAAGACATCACGTTTCATTGCGGCCGCCACACATTCGCAGTCCTCATGCTTGACATCGGCACCGACATCTACACAGTCAGCAAGCTACTCGGACACCGGGAGCTATCGACTACGCAGATATATGCGAAAGTCCTTGACAAGAACAAACAAGCCGCCGTATCGAGAATCCCGGATATATTCAACAAAGACAAAGCGGATTGAGTTGTCAAGTATAATTTGACAACTCGAACTTAATTTCCCCGGATTCGGGGGAATTAAACTTATATATCATTAGCACTCAATGTCTAAGAGCGACAAAACCATTTCGGCATCAACAACGAAATGGTTTTGTCATGTCGGTGCGGTTAACGCAATGACAGCTACTCGGCGAACATCGAGCCTACGCCGGTCATAAGCCAACGAGCCGACACGCCACAGTCTTTTATCAACGGAACGAGCCAGCCGACTTCAAAGAACCCCCTATTTCTATCCTTACGTTGGGTGTAGAAATGGGGAGGCTCGATTCCAGCTTTTTCAAAATACTCTTTGAGCGTTTTGAATAGGTCATTTTGCATACAAGCGTCAAGAGCGACAAAGAACCTATCCATTATCGCAAGTGTGTCATTGCTGTAAACTCGGCGGCGGCTCATTTCTCAACTTTTTTAATTGTCATTTCTTCGAGGATATAAGTGCCGAAATCAAACGAGGCACCTATTCTATCAGTAACAGAAAACACGTCATTTGCATCCCACGCATGAAGAATGCCACTTATGCTATATCGAGCGTTTCCGTCTAACTTCGCAGCCATTTCAGAATCCACCTTGCCAAGAACACGTATATGGATGTTTGTCATAAGATGTTTTGGATTGCCATTTGGGTTGTCAATATCTGACATACAACCGTCAGATACGAATAATGCAGAATAGCGTCCGTCATTCTGATTCTCAATGAGCCGAATAAACTTAAATTTGACTCCGCTCAAATCTGATGCAAGCTGTCCTATCGGTCGTTGATGATTAGCGATGGAGTCTAAAATTGCAGATTCTGCAATTTCGTTGCTTCGATAGTTCGGGTACATTCCCACAAGACCATCGACATAGTTCACGACCTCCGGCTTTTCGAGATTGTTTGAGCAAGCGCAAAGAAAAAGCATTGCGCAAATACCGATATTTCTCATTCCTCCATAATTTTAGATTGAAGCCATTTCGCCGTGTCGTAGAGATATTCAAGGTCGGCTGTCGGCTCATTACGAGAGTTGCAGTTCACGAGTTGGCGACCAATCTCAAAGAGTAATGCGTCCGCTTTGTCATCAAGCGGAAAGTCACCAACGATATAAGACTTCATCAAGTCTATCAAGAAGTAAGGTAATCGGTTAGACTCTTCCATTCTTTGATTGTTTTTCAAGTTTGACCTTTGTCTTTTCGAGCCGAGCAACGTATTTGTCACGTTCCGGCTCTTTCATGCTATGATTAAGCAACGCCTCTATGTAGTCTATTTCTTCCGCGTATCGCTTAACCTTATCGAGTAACACGATGATTCGGGTATAAGAATATCCGAATGCGTGAAACATATCGTTTTCCGCGTTTTCTCCGAGTCGGATTGATTCGGCATATTCGATAATAGCCTCATCAATATCTCCGTTTCTCTCATGCTCCATACCTGCGACACGATGCGTTGATATGTTGTTGTACTCGGCATCGCGCCTTTCTTGATTCAGCTTGTTGGATTCGATAGTGTCTACTATATTATCCGGCACCTCCATCTCAACAGCTCCAGAGAAAAAGCATTCGTTTCTCATCGCCCAAATATCTTCGGGGATATACAGACCATTGCGATATTCTTTGCTTCCATATTTAGCAAAGAAATCTTCTACGTTAACTCTCATACAGTCTTATTTTGCATCATTTCGAGCAAAGCCATGAAGCGGTTGAATTGCTCTTGATTTTGCTTGATTAATGTGTCTATTTGTGATTGGGCCGTGCGAATTTGCTCATCTCTTTGGCTCAACGAAGCTGAATATACTTCAAGCTGCCGTTCTGCAAGTTTGCGTTGAGCTTCAAGCTCCGCCATGAAGTGCTTATCGCCATACGGACACGGAGGATTGTGTATGTCACGTCCGGCATTTTGCCCGCTATTTCTTTTGATTGTTTGGCTGACGGTCATTCCGACTGTGTTACCATTGCCGGAAATCTCGCCGACATTCGTTGTAGATTCTTTCAACATCTGACCCTCGCCGGTTAGAAGCCATCCTGTATTTAGGTCAGGAAAGCAATGAGATATTCTCGATATTTTATCGGGTTGCATAGAGTTGCGCATATTGCCTACAAAGCCATACGAAAGTCCGCAAGTGCTTTCAAAGTTGCGGACTGATATGTTTTTGAACTTTATATAGGCTTTTAACCTTTCCTTAACGCTTTGATTTTCTGTTTGTTCCATTGTGTTATGAAAATTTGATGAAATTTTCTCATTGAAAAATTTGCCTCAATGAGAATTGTTCATTAACTTTGCATCGCAATCACGAAAGTAATTGCCACAATCAAAATAAAAATTGTGCAAAGATAAAAACTTAATACTTATTAAGCAATAGCAACCCTCAAAAATCAATGCAATATGACAAAGAAAGAATTTGAAGAACGTACCGGGTACACCATTCCCGAAGACCGATACAAAGAGATAGAAGCAATGTATCTCGAAGCCGGAGAAGACATCGACAAAGACGCATTCTGCAAAGACTTCAAGCATCACTCTGATAGCGTATTGCTTTACAGATATTATCAGCAGTCAACGAATCTCAAAGAGAAGCTCGACGACCTCCGAGCCGAAAGACTCGAAACCGCACGACTTCTCATTAAGGAAGCTGCCGATATAGATAGCGCAACGCTCCGCAATCAAGCAATCAAGTTGCTCGGTCATAAAACATACCTCCGAGAGAAAATCAATCTCGGCATCGAGTTTGACGCATACGACTACGAACTTGTAACTGAATTTCTCTGAATACAATACAAATCAAGATATGGTAAAGCAAATCACATTCAAAGACCTCTATCAGAGAGAAAAGGACAAACCTACGCCGGTGCAGTCTTTCATCGAGAGAGTTGCAACCGTGACGGAGAAATCTCCTAACACAGTCCGTCAGTGGGCGACCGGTCAGCAAGTGCCGGACGCTCTGACAAGAAAGCATATCGCCAAGGAATTTGGCGTTGACCCCGAAACATTATTCCCTAATAATTAACGACTATGCGAAGAATCCTAATGGCTTATCTGTGGGCGCAAGTCATAGCGTCTGTGATTATGATACTTTTCGGTGTATCGTATGCAATACGGTGCTTAATAGAAACTATAAATAGCGATGATAGCCGTCCGGGATTCATCTTTGTGTGGCTCTTCTCGATAATGGCTTATGTCGGCTGGAAACTCTTGTTTAAGGCAAGCGTTGAAGAACTCCGAGCCGAGCGAAACAAAAGAAAGGAGGTCAAGCGATGAGCATAGAACAACGACTTGAACGACTTGAACGCATCATGCTTATTCAGTTCAAAAACGTGCTGAATGTCGATGAGGTTGCAATGATTCTTTCAGTATCAGCCGACCGGGTGCGTCATCTCGTAAGTGCGCGAAAAATTCCTCATTACAAGCAGGGCAACCGCACATTCTTCAAGAAGTCAGAAATCGAGGATTGGCAGTTGTCAGACCGCATCCCGACTAATGATGAAATCAACTGCAAAGCAGCCACCTACGTAGCAATCAACAAATTCTAATAATAACGCAAAAATGAAGAAAGAAATCATCATCAAATCTCTTTCGCTCGTGAACTTCAAGGGCATAAGAGAACTCTCGGTCAGCTTTGACGAGATAGTGACGGACATCTTCGGTCGAAACGGAAGCGGCAAGACTACGTTGTTTGACGCATTCACTTGGCTACTCTTTGGCAAAGACAGCCAGGGCCGCAAGAAATTCGACCTAAAGACGCTCGACACTAACGGAGCTATCATTCCACAGCTTCCGCATGAGGTATCGGCTATCATCACCGTAAACGGCGAGGAAATCAAATTGTGCCGCCGATTCACAGAGAAATGGGTTAAACGTGCCGGTCAGACCGAGCGAGTGTTTACCGGCAATGAAGAAGAACGCTTTTACAACGATGTGCCTTGCAGCGCACGTGAGTATGACGCGAAAATCGCCGGCATCTGCAACGAGGATGTATTCAAGTTCATCACGAATCCGGCATACTTCCCTTCACAGTCAGCCGAAGCGCAAAAGGAGATGTTGCTCAAAATGGCAGGGTCAATCTCCGACACCGAGATAGCCGCCGGAAATGCCGATTTTGAAGCTCTCCTCGCGATGATTACCGGCAAGACCATGAACGAGTTTAAGAAAGAGATTGCATCGAAGAAATCACGCTTGAATGCTGAAATAGTCGGCATCCCCGGGCGCATTGATGAAAAGAAACGCGACCTTTCAGAGCCGGAAGATTGGGCAGCGATAGAGTCCGAAATCAAAACTAAGATAGCCGAGCGCGACAAGATAGAATCGCAGATGGCAGACGCTTCAGAAGCTCAACGAGCCGCAGACAACGAGCGCATGAAAATCCAAGAGCAAATCACGGCTCTACGCCGCAAACGCGCTCAAAGAGTGGCAGACATCGAAGACGAAGCTACTGCGGACTATCGCAAAAAGAAGCGTGAGCGCGACAATGTGCAGTTTCAGATTGACAGCCTAACGAATCGCATACGCTCTACCGAAAGCGCAATAAATGCGCGAAAAGAGGAAATCGAGCGACACAATAACGCACGAAAAGTCCTTATCCAAGAATGGCAGTCGCTCCAAGCTGAAAGCATAGCAGTCAATGCCGAGCAAGTTCAGTTCAACGAAAGTGACTTTTGCTGCCCCACCTGCCACCGTCAATTTGATGTTGAAGACATCGAAGCGAAAGAAGCTGAAATCATAGAGAACTTCGAGAAGCAGCGCAAAAAGAAACTCGCAGCTATCGCAGAGCGAATCGCCGCCAATGAGCAAAAAGGAGGGGCAGTAAAGATGCAGAAGCAACGTAGCATTGTCGCGTTGGAGGCTTCCGAAGCGTCTATCAAAGCCGACAAAGCATCAATCGAGCAACTGAAGTCAAGCGATGTTTACCGCGTAGAACTCACGATGCCGGACGTTAAGCCTCTTATATCCGCCGATGCGCAGCTTGCAGAGATAGACAAAAAGATATCGGAGCTTGAAGCGAAGTCCTCAATACCGGCTGCACCGGCTAACAGCATCGAGCTTAAAGAGCAACGCAACGCACTCTCGACAGCGATAGACAGCCTTAAATCGCGGCTCAAAAAGCGTGACGATAACGCCAAAGCCCAAGCGCGTATTGATGAGCTTGAAACGCAGCTCTCAAAGCAAAGCGATGAAATTGCCGAGCTTGAAAGAATCGAGTTTACGATGCTCGAATTTTCAAAGGCTCGTAGCGCAGCCATTGAGCAACGAATCGACGGACTTTTCTCTCTCGTGCGCTTCCGTTGGATAGCTCCCGCAATCAACGGCGCGGAAAAAGAAACGTGCGAAGCCACACTCAACGGCAAGCCGTGTAGCACTTGCAGCAATGCAGCGTATCATCATCGGACTTGACATAATCAACGCAATCTGCAAGTCGCAGGGCGTATATGCTCCGATATTCGTTGACAACGCCGAATCAGTCAACGACATCATACCGATGCAGTCACAAGTCATTAGCCTCATTGTGTCACGCGATGAGCAGCTTGTAATCGAGAAATCCCCGGCTCAAAAGAGCCTATTCAATAATCATTAATCAACGCAAATCATGGCAGAAAACAACCAAGTCGCGACCACCGGGCAAACCGGACTCGCGAAGCTGAAGTCAATACTCAGTGCGCCGAGCGTGGTAGAACAGTTCCAAAACGCGCTTGCAGAGAACAAAAACCTATTCATCGCGTCAATCATCGACCTCTACAACGGCGATAAGTCGCTTCAAGAGTGCAACCCTACGGCAATCGTACAAGAGTGCTTGAAAGCCGCCGTACTCGACTTGCCGATAAACCGCGCTCTCGGATTCGCCTATGTCGTAGTCTACAAAAACAAGGTTAAGCGTACTGACCCACAGACCGGGCGCACCATAGAAGTTAAAGAGCCGACACCGACATTCATACCCGGTTACAAGGGCTACATTCAGCTTGCTATGCGCACCGGCAAGTATCGCACAATCAACGCAGATGTGGTGTATGAGGGCGAATTACGCACTGCAAATCGACTCTCCGGCGAAGTGTGCCTTGACGGACAAAAGAAGTCCGACAAAATCATCGGCTACTTTTGCTATTTCGAGTTGCTTAACGGCTACTCCAAGACGCTCTATATGTCGGTTGAAGACATGGCGGCATACGCAAAGCGTTACGCTCCTGGCATCAAGTTCAAAAAAGAAGTCACAGTCGCCGACCTTATCAAGAAAGCCAACAGCGGCATCGTGTCAAATACTGTCGGTTGGGAGGGCAATTTCAACGATATGGCTCTGAAGACAGTCATTCGCCGACTTCTCTCAAAATACGGCTATCTCTCAATCAAGATGCAGTCAGCACTCGGACACGACACCGAAGCCGAGAATCGAGCAATCGCCGCGCGAAATGACACGCTTCAGCTTGCAGATGCACAACCGCTCAATCTCGACGCTTCCGAAGTGCCATACGAGGAAGTCGTGAACGAAGAAACCGGCGAGGTTACAGAGCAGCCAAAAGAAGCTCCGGCGACTGAAGAAGCTCCAAAAGAACCGAACTATTAACCCAAGCAGATACGCGAATGAAACTCTTTTGCATCGGAAGCTCGTCACGCGGCAACGGCTATGTACTGCAATCTTCTAACGGCGGCGCATTACTGATTGAATGCGGTATGCCTTTGGTCGAGGTTAAAAAAGTTCTCGGTTGGAAGTTGAGCAGCATTGCCGGATGCGTAGTGAGCCACCGCCACAAAGACCATTCAAAGTATCTGCCGGAGTATCTGAAATTCGGAATCCATGCTCTTGCTCTCGAAGATGTGTTTGCTTCATTCCCCAAGCTAAACCGCACGTTCTGTAAATCCATCGAGCCGATGCACGGCTATAAAGTGGGCAGCTTCAAAGTCTTTGCGCTCCCGGTAGTCCATGATGTGCCGTGCCTCGGATTCGTCATCGAACATGACGAGATGGGCAAATTGTTATTTGTAACCGACACGATGATGCTTGAATATCGGGTTGCTAACCTCAATCACATAATGATTGAAGCCAATTACTCCGATGAGCTACTTGAAGACGCGATAAGCATCGGAAGTACGGTCAGCAGCACACGTGAACGATTACTCGAATCACACATGGAGCTGAAGACAACCGAACAGATACTCCGTACCACCGACCTCACAGCCGTAAATGAAGTGGTATTGCTCCACCTATCGGGCAGACACAGTAACGCTGAACAATTCCGCGCCTTGATAGCGGAAGCCGTAGGAAAGCCGGTTTATGTGGCAAATCCGGGCATTGAAATCAACGTATCTAAAATCCCATACTGATGAGAAATGTGCCTAATGATGTTGTCGCAACGATATGCCGGAGCTTGCCGCAGATTCTTGACAATCTCGACACTGCGGCGATACGTAAAAGTTTACGACTGACTAATGCAGTTAGATTACTCAAACATGAAGTTTTACCAAAATTAAACAAAATCAACAATGCGAAAAATTGAGCCAACAAACTCAGTAAAGTTTGAGCAGCCGACAATCGAAAAAGTCCGTGCAGCTTACAACAACACAGAGAACCCCGAAATCAAGGCGTTACTCTGCAACTTATACGGCGAATCAGCCATGACAGCAGACAACCGCCCGATAACAGAGCGCGTCAAGACCTTTGAAGACGCTTGCCGTGAACTCGGCAATCACGCTCTCGTCAATCAGTATCGCCGCATTACCGAGGAGCAGAATCCCCCGATGGATGAAACGGCGAAAGACCTCGTAGCGTATCTGAAGCTCCGCATCATCGCCGCCGCTCTCAACGAGGGCTGGACTCCCAAATACGTCAAGGGAGAAGAAAAGTGGTATCCGTGGTATTGGCTCTATACTCAAAAAGAGATAGACCAGATGGATGATGAGCGCAAAGCCGAATGTGTCCTTTTCGGCGGTGCTGCGGATAACGGCGCGTATGCCGGTTTTGCGTTTGCGGGCTCGCATTACGCGCCCTCGAATGCGTATGCGTTTATCGGGTCCCGTCTTTGCGTGAAATCTGAAGCTCTTGCAGACTACTTCGGAAAACAGTTCATCAAGATTTGGCAAGATTTCTATTTCGGTTGAGCGAATAGACCATGAACGGTTGGATTAAGATTAGCCGGGAGTTGCCAAAGCATTGGATTTGGCAGGATGCCGAACGCCTCAAATGGTGGCTCGACTTACTCCTTATGGCTTCTTGGGATGACGGTCAATCGTTATCCGGCGGCTCTCGGCTAATCGAAATCAAACGCGGTCAACTTGTAGCATCAATCTCTTTCCTCTGCCAGCGTTGGCACAAAGGGCATAACACAGTCATTGCCTTTTTGAAGATGCTTCAAGAGGAAAAGATGATAACGAAAGAAACTATTGGCAATACAACTATCATTACAATTTGCAAATATAATATGTATCAAGCAGCGGACAACCTAAAGGACAACTTAAACAGCGATATAATAAGCGGTTACAATGGTAGTACCAATAACAACCCGGACAACATGGCGGACAGCCCAAAGGACAACTTAACGGACAACATAGCGGACACAAGTAAAGAAATAAAGAATAAAAGAAATATTATCTCTAACGAGATATGTCAAAATTCGGAAATTTCTGAATTGGAGTTGGCTTTTGAATCTTTCCGAAAAGCATACCCAGGAAGCAAGCGCGGTCACGATGTGGAGTTTCAGAACTTCAAAAAGAAAAATCCGAAGACTTGGCGCGAAATCGTCCCTTTGCTGATGCCGGCTCTCGAAAGAATGACCGCCTACCGCGCTGCCGCGAAAGCAGCCGGAGAGTTTGTTCCCCAAGTAGCAAATCTTTCGACTTGGCTCAATCAGTCAAGATGGACTACCGAATACCCGGAAATCAAGGCTGAATCCAAGCTGCCGGAAGCTCCGGCGCAACCGACATCAAAAATGAACTATTCCGGCGGTTTCGGTGGAATGAATTACTAAGCAGCGCAACATGAACGAAGAACTGACACCCGAAATCATCGCGCAAGTCGAAGCCAAGCGCAAGAGTGAAGCGGCTGAAGTTGCAAGATTGAAAATTGCGCCGGTCATCAACAAAGTTATGAACGATGCAAGGAAACAAATCACGCAGTTTGAAGACTTATCGGTTGAATCGACATTTAACGCCCACAGCAATCTCGTTGTGCAAATCGCCAACTCAATCTGCCTTGCCGGACAGCGGCGCAGATTCGTGATTGACGAACACAACGCGAAAGTGCTACGCTTTTTGCTCTACTACTTCAACAACTGCCATCTTGCCGAGCAGATATTCCCGGATGAGGGGCACAAGTTGGAAAAGCATATTTTGCTTATGGGCGAAGTCGGCACCGGCAAAACTCTGATGATGCAGATTTTCTCCGAATATCTGAGATACACCAATAATCCGAATTTCTTTCACAATGTATCGGTAACGCAGATGGTGAATTACTACACGATTCACAACAACATCGACCGCTACACATACAACGAAGAAAATTCAGTCGGATTCCAATGCAAGCCGGTTAATCTGTGCTTGAACGACATCGGCGTTGAAAATCGACCTTTCTACGGAATCGACACCAAAACAATCGTCAATGACTTCCTGCACGCAAGAAATGAGATTTGGACAATGACAGCACCCGACCGCCGGAAATTCGCGCATCTGACAACAAATCTCGATGTTGAAAAACTGAAGAAAGAGTTTGATGATGGGTTTGGTCGATTGGCAGACCGATTCAAGACGTACAACGTACTCTACTTGACCGGCGCAAGCCGAAGATGAAAATAACCGCTCCTAACCGCGATAAAAATGCGAAGATATACAAACTATCATTTTAGAGCAATAAACGCGGTGAGGCGCAAGGAAACAATAAAAAAGGATAACTCTAACGCAAATGAGTGAAATGAAGAATCAAGAAACGCGGAAATGCGAGGTTTGCGGCGAAATAAAGCCGGTCGCCGACTTCTCGAAGTCATACCGCAACCGCTGCAAAGCGTGTGTCGCCGCTGAAGCTCGGATGCACCGGGCATCACAAAGCACGGCCGTAGAAAAGACAATGAAGTGGTCAGAGCTTAATCTCTCTGATGCTCTAATCGGTAAGCACGTACTTGTCAAAGGCTATAACCGTAACACCGGCAAATACTTTTACGCAATCGGTTACATAGACAAATACAGCAATCAGTACGCACTTCTCCGAGAAGAAGACAAGGAACGCAACTACATCGAGAACGTGCGCTTATTCAATCGCTCACTCTCGTATTGGTACATAGACATCGAAGAAATCCAATGAGATACGCACTTCGCAATCAAGACAAGATAGCGGCGGCATACAGCCCCGAATATCTCCAGCAGCATCTAATCGACAGCCTTAACAAGTTCTTTGGGTATGTTGAAGAAGCTGAACTTGAAGACTTTTGGATTGTGCGCATTCCAAATGAGCGATACCAGATACTAAGAATAAACGACATTGCCGATGAAAATTGTATGCTCGAATTTGCAATTATAAGCTGTCAGTCTGATGTGCTGAAACTCGCTTTTCTCGGCAGAATGAAAGGTTAACGATATGGAAACTCAAACGACTAATCAAATAGCTCTCCGTGAGCCAATGCAGCTTACCGCCGCAAACGTAACAGCGGTGTTCAAAGACTGCCTCGCAGAATCAGTACAAGCCGCAACGCAAATCGTTGACGGTGTAAGAATCAAAGCCTGTTTTGACCGCGATAAGGTCACGGCTAACCGCGAGAACATACTCTCGATGTTATCTTGCTTGCCCGAACAATTCCATGCGCTTAAGGGCGGCGGCTGGACTTTCCTCAATATGTGCATGACAGCAGACGGCATTCAGTGGACCGACTTCCACGAAACGTGCGACAATCTCGTGTGCCTCGGCATAGCGATAGGCGCAGTCAAATTCTTACTCACTCGTGAATTTTGGCAGTGCTTCCCCGGTGGTATGCCCTATCTCACAATCGACACAAATATCTGAACATGGAAAATCAAAAACAAAAATCAATCATCGATTGGAATGCTGGCAAAGTCAGCATCGAGGGCGGCACTTCATTGCTGAATGACCTCACTAAAGGTCAGCGCATGAAGTGGCGAGATGCAAAGAGTGAACGCCCGAATCACCTACAAAGATGTATTTGCTACGATAGTCACCTCAAAGAAGTACGGTGCTATGTCTATGACAACCAAAGCAAATATTGGTGTTCAGCAACGACCGAGGTACATGACCCGGACGGCGATAATCATGTTTCGGATTATGCAGACTATCGGATAACGCATTGGATGCTGATGCCGGAGCCACCGAAAGGAGGTGAGGCATGAAAGCGCGACTTATCGGAAGTAACACAGTCGTAGAAGTCTATGAATGTGGCTACCAAGACTTGGGAGGAAAATATTATGACTGCCCGGCTCATAAATGCTACTATCGGGAAGACCGTTTGGACTTCAACGTAAATAAAGACGCAATATCCTCAGTAAGTCAGAGCATAGAAAATGCAGCATGGGACTATTCACGCAGCCAACCGTTCAACAAGCCGTCAAGATACCGCGACTTCCTTGCCGGAGCAAATCATGTACTCCAAACGCCTCTCTTTGAACGATGCACTGATGCAGAGCGAAAACGAATCATTGAGATATACAAAAACGCTAAAAGCGGTAATGGTGTAGGAACTCCGATAACAAAAGCCCGAAATTGGGAACGAGTAGCAACTCTTGAACTCGTATTCGGCATCGAAACATTCAAAGACATAAAGCTATGAGCGGACTACGATTAAAACTTGCCATGCTTGACAACAAGCATAAAGCAGAACTCGGACAGCGAAAGCAGCCAAAGAATCTACGAGTTTTCTACGGATGGGCGAAAGTCGGCAAAATCCGAAAGAAAGAGGCTATCTCGGTTATCTTCGAGAATGAAAAGATGAGAGATGAAAAGACGCTCCGGGCAATAGCCAAGTATCAGCATACAGTCTATGTGCGACAGCAGACCGACACCGAACTACAAGACGCGATAGGCTCAACTCGAATGTTCTCGGAGTATTCGATTTTCCTCTCTGAAAAACGACTGCACGGCAGTTTGGAATTAGCTCTTAAAGCGAACTCCGATGCTGACAAAAATCACGTTTCGGATGATGAAAGAGCCAAGATTGCAGATGCTCTACGTTCACACTACTTGGAGAATCATCCCGGCTACAAAGAGCCGATAATACAACAAGAAATCAACTTTTAATCAACGCAATGATGAATAAAGAATTTGACGAATCCGCACTCTTGGCGTTGTTTTATGAC